TCGTCAGGTATTGATATAAGAAACCCGTGGGCGGCGTTTAATAAATCTACAGCAGAGGGTTGGGATTCACTTGATAGTGTTTCGGATTACTCTACCACTGATGGTAGCTATACATCAAATCAAGGAAACACTTTATTATCTAGTGGCGGTACGTATTCCGGTGAATTTTTAGAAATCGAATTACCGTATCCCATAAAGTTAAAAACAAATTACTTCTATCCACAACAAAGTACTACTTACGGGACACCCCGTTTCTTTAAGGAAGCGTTGGTTCTAGGAAGTAATAATGGGCACACATGGGATACCTTACAAAGTATTTCTGAAACGTCATATTCGTATACATACACATCTGAAGAATACCTAATCGTAAATACAAATTCAGAAACATACTATAAGTATTTTAGGGTTGCCGTCAATAAGGTAATAGGTGGAACGAATGGAAACCGTGTAAATATTAACGAATGGCGTCTTTTCGGCACCCCCGGTCCCACGACCCTCGATAAGGGTTCGTTGAGCCTCACCAGGTCCCTCGATGTTCCCCGCATTTCGCGGTACGACGTGGATACGGAAACCCCGAGACCCGAGAAGTTGGTGCTGGATTTCGATACCACCGTCAATTCCTCACCCACAGATATATCGGGGCAGGGGAATCATGGGGCGTTCGTGAACGGTGCCTCCTACTCCCCGGTGGATAAGGCGTTTACTTTTGACGGGACTACCGATACGATAAAAGGTGAAATTTCTGGGATATCGGGTGATTATGTACACTCTATATCATTTTGGGGTAATTTCAATGCTACTAATCAGACTGTATTTGAAATGGGATCGAGAAGTAATAACGATCTTATAGGAATTAACTATACGACTGGGTATCTACAGTATTATTTTTATGCTAATGATTACAGATATGACGGGGCCACACAGTTATACGCGTGGAATCATTTCGTATTCACATATTCCGGTGGTGGTACGAGTAGGAAAGTGTTCCTGAACGGTGTGGAACTCGGATTAACAAGTTCGAATGGAGCTTCCGTTAATCAATCGCTTACACTAGCAAATGGTAATTATAGTATTGGTGATATCGTTGGTTCGGGTTCGGGTTCGGGTGATTTAAATGGTAAAATTTCAAACTTCAAAATTTACTCGGTCGCCCTCGAACCCTCGGAGGTCAAGAAACTCTACAACCTCGGCCGAACCGGGCGGTCCATGGTCATCAGCGACACGGCCGTCGGGATCGGGAAAGTCCCTGAAGCTCAGCTGGATGTGAGGGGGGTGGCTAATTTTGAGAGGGTCGGGATCGGGGTGGATAATCCTGGGAAAACGCTTGATGTAAATGGTCGATTGAGAACCCGATATTCTTCTGGATACAGGTCAGGAACATTTAACACTACCGGTCTCAATATGGGAAGTTTTTCCGAACTTGGACCCGATATGCCACAAATAGGATGGGAAATTCATCTGGTATTCAGTTGTGCTAATAATAGCTCAACTGTTAAAATATATGGTGGCTATAGAACGTCCGGTGGAGTCAGCAGTACAGCATCAGGAACACTCTACGCGATTTCGGAACCGAGTACATGGCGATGGAGTGAAGGTTACGCACATGACTACTTGAGCTCGTCTAATGCTATTCTGGTCCATGATTCAGCTTCGGGGCATGCTTCTTATTACGCAGTCATTCGTATAGTTAATTCACATTATACAAACGCCGATGAAGGTAACGGTAGGCTTCACCTAACATCGGAATGTGTGGGGACACGGAATGGTGTTGGAGCGACTATATGGAAATCAGTAGGGTATTTGGGCTTTGCCGCGGGTGACAATGGTCGTTTCCATACATTGAGAGTTCTCTCCAGTAGCGGGAATATTAAAGGTCAATGGACTGCATTTCCCATCACAACTTAAAAAATAGCTTATAATACTATAGAATGATCCGTATATGGATTGGGTACGACGAAGAAACTGTTGAAATCGTAGATGTCATGGAATATGAAGGAGATGATTTTGATCGGATTCCTGGTGCTACGTATGTAGAAATATTCCCACCCTTACATCCTGGTGCTATCAAACTAGAAAAGAGCACTAATGGTACTATATCCATAGTCCGCGATGACGATAAATGGGCTGTTATAGAACCGAAGTTACTCAGGAATTTCCGCCGAGAACGCAACAGACGCCTCGCCGAGGTGGATTGGATGTTCTCGGGAGATTATAAGATTGATCCAGAAATATATCAAGAGTGGCTTGTATACCGTAAAGCTTTACGTGACCTTCCGTCTACGACCGAGGATCCAGCAAACCCCACTTGGCCGGAAAAACCTGCTAAAGACACTGGGCGAACAGTAGATTATTATGAACGTGACACTCAATCAACTAAGATAATTCTTCTTCAGAATGTTGTAAACAGTCTATTAAAGAGGATAGAAAATTTAGAGAATCCGTAAAAATAAACTCTCTATATAATATAAAATGTCTGGTGGTATCGCCCAACTCGTCGCCGTAGGTGCTCAGGATGTACACCTCGTCGGTCAGCCCGAGGTCAGTTTTTTTAGGTCTACCTACAAGCGTCACACGAACTTCTCCCAAACTGTCGAGCGTCAGGTCATTCAGGGCAACGTCTCGAACAATGGTATGTCCACCATCCGCTTCGAGCGCAAGGGTGACATGCTCAACTATGTCTACCTCGTACCCAACAATGGTACCGCTACCCAAACCGTCGCCGATTGGACCACGGTTATCAAGAAGGTTGAACTCCTCATCGGTGGCCAACTCATTGATGAACAAGATTCCATCTACTCTACCCTGATCGCCCCCACTCTCTCGGCGACTTCTTCTTCCAAGTCCGTCGCGGGTGGTCTCTACACCGGTGCTGCCTCTGAGCGGTTCTACCCTCTCCGTTTCGCCTTTTGTGAGAATTGGCAGACTGCACTTCCCCTGATCGCCCTTCAATACCACGACGTGGAGCTTCGCATCACATGGGGTCCCAACGCCGCGGACAACAGTTTCAAGTGGGATGTCTATGCCAACTATGCCTACCTCGATACTCAGGAGCGTGAGGTATTCGCTTCCAAGCCCCAAAACATGCTCATCACGCAGACCCAGAAGGCGATCGCCTCCGGTTCGAAAATGCAGGAGCTCAACTTCAACCACCCTGTCAAGTACCTAGCCTCTGCGGACACCTCCGCCCTCGAGATTCTCAATGATGACAACAAGCTCAAGCTCCAGATCAACGGCACTGACGTGGCCGACTTCAAGTTCGCCAACCCCAACTTCACTACAGTGCCCCTCTACTACCACACCTCCCACGCGAACGGGACCCCCTCCACCAAACTGTTCACCTACCCCTTCTGCCTCGAGACGGGTAAGCTCCAGCCCACTGGTACTCTCAATTTCTCACGTCTTGATTCCGCCCGTATCGTGAACGATACTCGCTCAGTGAACAAGGATGTATATGCAGTCAACTATAACGTTCTTCGTATTGAAAATGGTATGGGCGGCCTTTTATATTCTAACTAATTACTATATGTGGAATCTCATATTCCTTCTCGCCATCGTTTTTGTATTGACGTATGACCCCAAGTCCAGGACACTTGAAACGTTCATCGAAACTCCGAAGAACAACCCGCAATACGAAACCGTCGAAATTACCCAGTCTCCATACGAGTCACCCCTTTCAGGGCGAACACGTATGGGTAACATGTTGTAGAATACTTAAAAAGAAAAACATATAAACAAGTATATGATTCCATTTAATCACGAAAACATTATGATGATTGCGACCGCTGTCTGTGTCATCGGTGTGATCTTCCTTCTCCGCGAGCTCAATAAGACCAAGGAAGAGTTGTATGAGCTCAAGGAATTTTCTGAGGATGTCATGGAAAGGCTTAATGGTATTGACGGTTCTGATATCGATGACGAAGATGAAGATGAACCCATCGAAGAAGTGAAAACTCCGGGAATTAACATGTCCACTTAATGTAACTTGCGAATGCGCAATGAAAAAGTACAAGGCGATTGCTATACCGGTCAGCTTTGCGGATGGCAGGCCAAGGTTTTTGACTGTCCGCGATTGGAGATTTAAAGAATGGATTTTTGTCACGGGAGGATGCAGACGGAGAGAAATTTATAACCCATTGCGATGTGCTCTTAGAGAACTAGAAGAGGAAACGAGAGGTATTGTATCCCTTAAAAATGGTCAGTACACAGAATTTAAATTTATACACAAGGAGAGTCCGACTGTTGAACTTGAATATAATGTCTTTATATTCTTCGTGAACTATACGAGGTCTCAACAGCAGGAGATGGTTCGAAAGTTTTATGACGAAAAACAAAAGACATCTGTCAAAAAGGCACTTCACCAACCATATAAGAAAACATATGACGAAAATGATTTCATGAGTTTTGATACCCTCGAAGAATTCAACGCGCGTAAGCGATGGAAACTCATCGTGGACAATGTCATCAAAAACCCAGAATTCTATTCGTGTATAAGTTCTTTGAATAGAAAAACCTTCTCTATAAAATAATGAAGTCCAAGGCTTTCATTTTACGCCAAATTGGAGATCTTCTCGCTAAAAATCGAGGATTCTGTGATGAAGAGGTTCAACTCTGGATGCAGGAAAATGACGAAAAAACGGTATACGAACTCTTGGTTATTAAAAAAGAACTTTCTGAAAAGAAAGAGTTTCAGGATATTTCAGTGATGAAATGGTTTAGAGATGACGATTCATAAACATATATGTTTAAGAGTTGGTGTGTAACACAAAAAATTAATAATGCTACCAATCTATCACATGTGCTCATGGACGGAGGTGTCCTTTCCGTGCCTTTTGATAAATTGAATGACTTTTACGATAAATATATCGAAACGATTACGACGGGTGAGAAACTCTTTGTTGTCGAACAAAAGACGCCCGTCTATAACTTTTTCATCGATATCGATTACAAAGATGAAGAATCCCTTTCGGTCGACGAAATTAAGTCCATCTGCAAAATCATTTGTGACAAGGTGAAACGACATGGTGGTAAGAAGTGTCTTATTTCTGCATCGCCTCCGAAGAAGTGTGGCACACTCACGAAGACTGGTGTACACTTAAATTGGCCCGGTTTTGTGGTGGATCAGGCGTCCGCGATCGCTCTTCGTGAACACGTTCTCATCGCTCTCTCGGCGGCGAAACGTTCAGTCGACTGGAACGATATCATAGACTCGGCAGTATACGGTGA